AGAACTCAGTTTTGACTCCGGCGTGGTCTCCTACTCCCTCAACGGGAAGTGCGAGGTCTCATTCAACCCGGCGGACCGTGTCTTTGCGCAGCGGCTGTATGACGCCATCGACAAGATGGAGAAGCTCCAAAACGATTATGCCAAGAAGGGGGAAGATCTCCAGGGCCTGGAGGGCGCGTTCAGCCTCGCCCAGCAGCGGGACGAGGAGATGGGAGAGGTCCTGGACGGCCTGTTCGGTGCGCCTGTGTGCGCAGCCGTATTTGGCGACATGAGCCTTTGTGCGTTTGCCAGCGGCTTCCCTGTGTGGCTCAACCTGATGCTTACCATCGTGGATGAGATGGATGACAACATCGGGAGCATCAAGGACCAGGCGGAAGCCCGCATCGACAAGTACAAGGCGAAGTACCAGAAATACACCGCCCGGTATCAAAAATGAACTGGAGCTTGCCGGAAAGTGTAGAAGTCCAAGGCGTGACCTACCCAATACGGACGGACTATCGCTGTGTGTTGGACGTCCTGCTGGATCTCTCCGACCCGGAGGCGGACGGGCAAGACAGGGCGCTGGCCGTCCTCATCGGCCTGTTCCCCGATTTCGACGATATGCCGCCGGAGCACTACGAGGACGCGGTGGACGCCGGTATCCGATTCATCGATCACGATCGCGACGGCTCGTCCCGCAAGGCCCCGCGCTTGGTGGACTGGGAGCAAGACTACAGCTTGATCGTCCCACCGATCAATCGAGTCATCGGCAGCGAGGTCCGGGCAGTGGAGCATATGCACTGGTGGACGTTTCTCGCCGCGTATTCTGAGATCGGCGACTGCACCTTCGCCCAGGTGGTCCGCATCCGGGACCACCTGGCGCGGGGGAAGAAGCTGGACAAGTCCGATATGGAATGGTATCGGAAGAACCGGCATCTTGTAGACTTCAAGCGGAAATACACCAGCGCGGACGAAGCGCTGATGAAGGAGTGGGGCGGGACGTAAAAACACGGCCAGTCTCGAACACTGGCCGTGTTGGCGGGTCACTTCCCCATGTCTGCCCGAATAAGAGCCTTGATATATCCAGCTTTGTTTGGGACACTGTTCAGCTTTTGGATGATGTCCTGTTCAGTATTTTTCATAAGCCGAATATTGACGTTTACGGTATGTGCCTTATGATACCGCTCTTGCGGCGTTTCTTTCCGCTCTTCCATGTTTCCCTCCGCTGGGGAATGGGGCCGGTCTCCCGGCCCCGCTCCGTCACTTTTGGTCTGCCGTAGTCAAATAGACGTGGATGATCTTTTCGATCTCTTCTGTGGTATAGCTTTGCTTTTCGGGTCTCTCTTTGAGGATCTGAATGATATCATACGCCATAGCTTTCCGAGTGTCTTGCCGCTCAGCTTCTGTCCCCATGTCTGCGGCCTCCTTTCTTTGAGCTGGTTATAGTATACCATATGTGCCGCACTACGTCAATCGATTTTAGAAAATATTTAAAGGTGGTGACATCATGACAAGCTCAACAGTAGACGGCAGCGTAGTCCTTGGCATCGATGTGGATGTCAGTCAGGCGGAAAAAGAGCTGAGTCGATTGAAGGATAGGATCACGAAACTGGAATCCGATATCAGCGAAAAAGCCTTTAACCGGAGCAAGATATCCTCTGCGCTTGCAAAGGCAAGAAAGGAGATCCAGAAGCTAGAGTTCGAAAAACCTTCTGCGCTTATCGATGGGAAGTGGGCGGACAATTCAGGATACTATGAAGCGCTGAGCAAGGCCAGGGCTGAGGCCGAAAAACTGGATGCTGAGTTGAAGAAGATAGATCTCGACATCGACAAAAGCAACACGGCCTTAGAGTGGACGAAAATGCGCTTTGGTGAAGTATCCGAGATCGCAAAGACACTTACGAAAGAATTCGATGAAAGCACGATCTCCGGTAGGCTTGAAAAAGCAAACTACGAATTGGCTCAGATCTCTGCGCAAGGGAAAGGGCTCGGAGATAAAGAGTATGATGAAGCATATCGTAAGCTCGCCCTTCTGACGAATGAGGCTAGGGAGTACAAAAAGGAGCTTGCAAAAACGCCAGAACAGGCCCAACGAGAGGCGGAGCTTGCACAAAGGAGGGCAGAAGCAGAGGCTCTTGCAGAGGAAAGAGCGCGGCAGGCAGAAGATAAGCGCCAAGAACAGATCGCAAAGGAAGCAGCGGCAGCAATAGCGGCTCAAATCGCCGAACAGCGTCTTTTGGACATAAAGGAAAAAGCTGTTATTTCAGATCAGCACATCGTTGACCTGAACGAAGAGCTCGCCCAGCTAAAAGCAAGGCAGGCAGAGCTCCAACAAGCGGGCGTTGGGCTCGGATACGAGGAATACGATGGGATATTGCAGCGACTCAGGGAGATCAATGTTGAGCTGAAAGGATACGAAGATGGACAGCTCCAAATCGAAAAAGACGCAGATAAGCTCGTAAGCAAAACCGATGGAGCAAGTAAGGCTATGAGCCGCCTGGGCGGACGCATCATGGAGCTGGTAAAGAGCGCGTTCATCTTCAACGTGATCTCTAGGGGGTTGAGCGCCGTCCAGCAGCTCACGATGAGATACATCAAGACCAACGATGAGGCGCGGCAGGCCATCGCTCAGATGAAGGGGGCGTTGCTGACCCTGGCCCAGCCGCTGATAGAGGTCGTCATACCGGCATTCACGCTGTTGGTGAACATCCTGACCAGGATCATAACGGCTGTCGCTCAGTTCGTCTCTATGCTGTTCGGGAAAACGCTCAAGCAGTCCAGTGATGGGGCGCAAGCCCTCCACGAAGAGGCCAATGCGATAGACGCAGTGGGAGAAGCCGCCGACGAAGCGGCGGGATCCTTGGCCGGGTTCGACGAGATCAACGCCATCAACACCGAAAGCGCGAAGGGAGGAGGCGGGGGCGCCGGAGACGAAGACGCTCCCGAATTTGGGGACTGGGAAATTGATGATGGTTTTCTTAACGGATTAAAAGAAATTGCCGATTTGGTTGGGCTGATTGCCGCAGGGCTGGCATTGTGGAAAATCAGTGACATGCTCCCCGGCGTACTGGGACAGATGGCTGCTACTTTGGGTGGGATCCTTTTGACAGTGGGTGGTCTGTTGCTCTTTTGGCATGGCTTGACAGACGCATGGGAAAATGGTGTGGACTGGTTGAACCTAATCGAAATGATAGGTGGGTTGGCGGCCGCAGCCGCTGGTCTGTATCTTGTCCTGGGCCCGATTGCAGCCGGAATCGTCTTGATCGTTGGCGGTATTGCTATGCTCGTGACTGGCTTTCGTGACGCAACGGAAAACGGGTGGAATCTCCAAAATGTGCTGTTGTCTATTGCTGGGATACTTGCAACGGGGCTTGGAATCTCGCTTCTTGCAGGGTCATGGATTCCTCTTTTGGTTGCTGGGATTGCTTCCGTTCTTCTTGCTCTGACTGTTGCAACGGGACACGGAGAAGAGCTGTTGGATGGGATTCGGGAGGTTATCGAGGGGTTCAAAGACTTTTTTGTTGGCATTTTCACGGGTGACATCGAAAAAGCGATTGGCGGAATCGGAAAGATATTTGAAGGTTTGAAAAAAACGGTATTTTCTGTGATAGACGGACTTCAAGACACTTTTCTAAGCTTTCTAAATTGGCTGGATGAAAAAACAGGCGGAAAGTTTCATGGAATCATTGAAACCGCAAAAAAATTTGTAACTACCTTTTTCAGCAGCGTGAAAGAAACTCTCGAAAATCTTTTGGACGCAGTGAAGCAGATATTTACAGGCATTATACAGTTTTTGACTGGCATCTTTACAAATGACTGGGACCTTGCGTGGGAAGGTGTAAAAAACATCTTTAAGGGTATTTGGAATGGAATCGTCTCCTTGCTGGAGGGGGCAGTCAATCTGATAGTGAAAGGCATCAACTTTTTGATTGGAAAAGTAAATGGCCTTATTGGTGATGGCCTTCTCTCAAAAGGACTTGAATTTATTGGGGTCCCGAACGGAAAGATCCCATACATCCCGGAAGCCAAGATCCCCCGCCTCGCCCAAGGCGCAGTGATCCCACCGAACCGGGAATTCATGGCGGTGTTGGGGGACCAGCGGCGCGGCATGAACATCGAAGCTCCCGCCGACCTCATCCGTCAGATGGTCATCGAGGGCATCCAAGCGGCAGGGGCCGCCGGTGGGAGCGGCCAGCCCATCCAGGTGAACGTCATGCTGGACAAGCGGGTGCTGGCCCGAGCGATGGTGAACGAAGTGAACGACATGACACGGCAGGCTGGAAAGCCTGTACTCTTGATCTGAGGTGACACGATGGAAGTATTGAAGATCGGTGGTGTGGACTACTCCGCCCACATCGAAGGGAAGGGCATCGGCTGGAGCCGGAACGACGTGGACAGCGAAAAGACGAAGCGCGTCAAGGATGGCACGATGCGCCGAAGCAAGATCACCACGAAGCGGAAGCTATCCTATAAGCTCATCCACATGACCCGGGGGCAGTTGGCGGCGCTGGACGACGTACTGAACGAGCCCACCATCTCCGCCACATATCTGGACCTCCACGGCCAGCAGACCCGCAAGTTTTACTGCTCGTCTTTTTCCGCAACGCTGGAGAGCGCGTACAGCGAGGACGGGGAGTGGGGCGGGGCGGCGTTCGACATGATCGAGGTATAACGATGGCCCAAACGACCAGCGCATCATGGAAAGCGCTATGGCGCACGCCGGGGACGGAGCGGGAGTAC